AGGATTTCTGAGAGATTTATTGATCCTGCTATCAGGATCAGCGGCAGCTGCCGAACCAGTAAGCTTGCGTTTTTGCCCAGTCATACGTTCGCAGAACGATTTATGGCGGGGGTTATCAACGTCTTTGGTTGGAGCTTTTAAATTATGACCTTCAGCACGAGCGGACTGTCGGCCTCGCTCGTTAAGACCACCCGAAGGACTCTTACCCTCTTTACGCGTCCAAGCTGCAGTCATGACACCCTCATGTGAAAAAACGGGGAGGTATTACCCTCCCCGATTGCTAAACCGATCAGCAGTTGGCGTCAGATTCCATATCAAACTTGCGACCAGTAGGTTGAGTACCCTTGCTAGCCGAAGAGAGAGGATTATTTTCTGCACCAGTACGACCGCCCGACTTGCGAGGCTTACGACCAGCGTGTTGATGAGCACTGTCACCATTAATTTTACCCACGTGCTTCATGTGAGCTATTTTAGCCGCGCCACCCAGCTTGCGCTGTTTAGCCGCTTTAGCAACATTAGAATTAGCACCAGCATAGACATCGCTAGGTGCTTCGTCTTTTGCAAAATTCCCACGAGACGGAGATTCAGCTTTACCACCTTTTGCGTGTGCGGCGCGGGGGTGGTGGTGGTTTTCCTTATGACCTTTCATGGTCTACATCCTTACGCTTGAGTTACGCCGAACAAGCCAGCAATGCTGCCAATGTTCGAGACAAGTGGGGTTTGACGAACCATCAACCGTTTAGCGGCATCAGAAGCGGACTGCAGTGCGTAGGTTCCGCGAACGTCACCTGTAGTTGCAGTAGCTGGGCTGGTGGTAACAGCTGCGACATAACCCGTGCTGGCCGTGATTCCAGCGGCATTGTAGTTGATCACTACGTCGCCAAAGTATTCAGAGCGAAAAGGGAAGCCGTAGATGTCAGTCGTGCCAACAGAGTAGTTCTGAGCATTAGTAAATGCAGGAATAACCGATGCAATATACTTAAATGCTTTTTTACCGTTGACGGTGGTTGCCGAAGCAGGAGCAGCAATAGTTTCGGTCATTGGTACGCCGTAGATGTCGTAACCAGAAATCGTAATATTACCACCTGATGCCGAAGCAGAACCAGTAACTGCAACAGCACGACCGATCAAGCACTGTGGGTTCCAGAAAGAAACACCAGTTGAACCTGTTTGACCAGCAATGCCGAAAGGCTGAAGCAACGCGGCAGTACCAGTCATAAGACCTGTGATCGTCGTCGAAGAAACCGTTGTCGACCCAGCAACAGTGTAAGTGCCAGCACCGCCAGACGGACCCGTCAATTGGCTAGTGATTGTGGTCCCAGTCGTCACACCAGTGCCAGAAAGTGTCATACCAACCGTAATCGTACCAGTGACGGACGATGCAGTCAGTATGCTACTTGCCACAACACCCGTAAAGGATGCGAGGCCATCCAGCATAAGCAGGCCAGTTGCAGGAACACCAGTATTAAAATTGGTGCAATTTTGGCCGACAGACACACCCGTTGACGTGGAATTGGAAGAAACCAGCGTCATGGCCGTGCCACTTACCACGTTGGCAGCAGCGGCAATAGCCGAAGTGCTCAAAGCGAAAGGTGCGTAGTTTAGAGTAAGAATGTCACCAGAACCTAGAAACCCACAAGTAAGAGACGTTGAAGATTGACCAGGAACATAAGTAAAGCCGATGCGGGGATCAAGAATCCCCGTACCTGCATAGAACATGGACGGGCCAAGATCAGGATTGTATTCAAGAGCAAACGCCGATGGCGTCTGCCCGAAGACAATGGCTGGACCAGAGAAAGCTGTAATGGACATGGTACTTTCTCCTTGGCTTACGAGGTTGGGAATGAACCGTAAATTGAACGCCAGTTAAAATAACCGAACGAATAACGCTCATAACCCTTGACCAGCAAGTTGTCGGTGACGAAATCTACCTGCATGTCAGTTTCGAACTTCACGCGCTCCATGTAAGCCAGACCTGCAATGTTGGTGAGCAGGAACCAAGCGTAGCTAGAAGTCAAGAAGTCGTTGGTCATGTAACCTTCTGGCAAGCCGCCAGCAGTGGTCATGATAGCGTTAACATCGTTATCTGCAGTTCCTGGGCGCAATTCGGTCTTGGTAAGGCGAATAGCAACTGGCTCCAAAGCAGGAGGAACGATCAATTTACGGCCACGTGCGAAAATCTTCAGACCAGCCTGATCTTTGAAGTTCGTACGGATTGCGATCATCGCATTCAGCAACGTAGCTTCGTTTAGATCGACCTGAGTCGTTGGGGTGTTCGCAACGGTACCGCCATCGATAGGATGTGCAGTGGAGCAGAGAGCCACACCGTCACCGCCGATCGACGCGTTGTACGTCGTAGCTGTGTTGAGGATGTTCGCACCATAGATCTCCTTGGTCTGATGGAAGGACTCCGTAAGACCGAGATTGGATGGGGTGAACTGAGTCTTGTAGACGTTATCGTCGATTGCCTTACGAGTGATCGCGTAACCCAGAGCCAATTCAGCATGCTCTTGGTTGTAGACGTAGCGTTCACCTGCGCCGTTGTCGAACGACGTCTGAGCACCTTCAGTCTTAAGCTGAGCCAGACCGAGGTAGCGCATTTCGGCAGTACGTTCCAAAGCAAGCTTTGAATCGTATTTCGCGAAGATTTTGTCATACTGACTAGGAATCATCTCGTACTTGCCTTCGACTCCGCGAAGACCAGGAAGGAGAAGATCCTTGATTGCTGAAAGATTGACAGCCATTGTACCTTACTCCTTATTAGATACCTGCAAGACCACGTTGCATCGAGTTATTAAACCCAACGACGATCTTGTTGTACGCGGTTGTACTGTCGAAACCATTGCCACCAGCCAGAGGGCTTATACTACCGACTTCGTAGTTGGCAAAACCGACAATGCGGAATGGAAGGAAGTTGTTAGATGCAGAACCAGCACTTGAATTGGCGATCAGTGAATACTGGTCGGCAAAGAAAGAAGAGAGACCGTTGGCGGTGTTGCCATTGGTTTCGCCAGCACTAGCAGAGTCATTAAAGTTAAACGAAATGTTCTGACCAATAGACGCCAAGCCAACTGCAGATGCAGTGGTGTTGGAGTTACCAGTCTGAACGATGAACCGAGCGTTTGGATCAGTGATGATGTACGCGGTAACGTCGCCGTTGGCGTCGGAACCAGGCCAATAATTCGACCATGTAGTGCGCTTTTGAGAAGTTGACAGGTACTTACAACCAGCGAAGACACCAGCAACTGGGACGTAGCAGGTAACTGTACCCGATGCGTTCGAGGTAATACTTGGAGTCTGCAGACCGTAAGCAGCAACAACCGCAGTGGTCGTGGTTGAAGATGTAACTTGGTAGGTACCGTTAAGGTTAACACCCGATGCAGTGGTAGAGCCAGTGATCGTGATGGTAGAACCAATAGGTGGCGCAAAAGCGTTAGGCGAAGAGGGCAAGTTACCGCTGGTCGAAGTAGTAGCAGCAGTAAACGTAACCGTTAGAGTGCCAGCGGCACTGGTAGCAATGCCAGTTGCACCAACCGTCAAAGCGACGGGGCCATACGCTTGGTTAATGTAGCCAGTGCCAACACCAGTGGTGCTAGCGGACTGAACCACAGGATCTCCGAAAAAGATCGGTGTAGCGTTAGCAGAAGCAACAGCAGCGACGACCTGCTCATATGTAGGAGCAGAACCAGTCCCCTGATATTGCTGAAAACCGTTGGGCGCGAAAACGTTCGCCATGGCGGGATTCTCCTTTTGATGGGGGTGACCCCATACTCGCGTCGTGCAAGTGGGGGACCGATTAAATTTTAGCCTCTCGCGTCGTGGAGAGGATCTTTCCTAATGCGGCCCCCGAACCTATCAGTTACTGGGGATCGCCATTGGCTCGTATCCCTTTTTGATGGTGGGACGAGCATTAGGGTGGTCGCGGGTCATTGTACCCTCTGGCGCGCTTGCAAGCTGTTGTTCTTTAGAACGAACCTGCGCACGAGCTTTACGAAGTTCAACACCTCTTGCCTCATCTGTCAATTCCCTAGGACGCTCCATCAAAATGAGACCATCACGCTCGATAGTCTCATACTTTCCAATAGGCATCATTTCGGGGTGACGGGTAGCTGGTACTGCCTCCCAACCCTTGCGGGACAATTCGACTTCATATGCGGGATCAGTTTGGCCATATACAGTCTTACGTTTCCACTCGTAGGACCATCCTTCGGGTATAGTGTTAGGGTCGATCCGAAATCGATCGGTGCCGTCCTCCATACCGTTATCGCCGAGATTTTGACGAACCTGTTCCGCACGAACACGAGCGCGTTCTAAAGGATCGTCGATCTTTTCTGGGCGCATTGAAGGGCGTTCTGGGCCGTCTTTCATCAGGTCTTTAGACATTTTGTATCCTCTCTTAATTCAATTTACCAGCGCGTTGAAGGTCAAGCTTGTTCTTAGCATACTCTTGGTAGGTCATACCAAGTGCTTCAGCCGTTTCGCGCTCTGCTTCACTAAGACGAACCACATTAGGACGGCTAGAACCAGTTGTAGAAGCCGACCGAGACACTGGAGCGGCCATTGGAGCCGTTTGACGACCACCAGAAGCAGCTTGAGTATCTTCCGAACGCCCACGGGGTACGTAAGAGTCGTTACCTTCAACGCCAAGGGTATTCTCGATGAAGCTAAAATACTCTGGAGTATCTTCAACAATGCCGCGACCCTTTGCGAGGGTGTGCGCACCAATCATCATCTGGTTCATATTAGGGTTGGTAACGTATTCAGGATGCGCCCGAATCCACTTGGCAGACTCGTAAGACAACCGAGAAGCAAACGCTTCAACTGGATCGCCGTTGTGATAGGACGGAACCTCTTGACGAGGCATTTTTTCCATCTCAGACTTGCCTTCTTCAAGCCGTAACAGCTTAGAAGTATTCTGAGACATTTGCTCTTGTATTTCTGCGGCCTCGCCATAATCACCAGAAGCCAACGCATGCCTATAGTTAGCCTTAAGAATAGACACGTCGCGCTTCACAGTGTCGATCGCGTTATTTAGAAGATGCATGTTGGTGTCGGTAACTTCATTCTTAGCCGACATAGCAACCGTTTCGGCGTCTCTAGCGCGTCTTTCGGCCTCTTGACGCGCCCTCTCGACACTTTCAAGACGATCTTTAAGCTCCGAAAGGGCCTGATCTACATCAACTTGGGCCTTTTTGGGCTTTTTATCTTTACCTACCTCGATTTCAAGTACCGAATCGTTAACTACCTCTGTAAAGTCCTCTTTAGGAAGTTCTACTTCAATGTCATTCATTTTAGTCCCCTATCAAGTATTGACGTTGTATTTTACCACACAAGGTCAGGATGTGGAATTATGCCTCTAACGTTAACGTCGTCAACAATTCGACAATAAGCGTCGTTAATCTTCAACTGCCACCCGTCGGACGGGCGGAATACCACCCACTGCAAGGGGTCAACGTCTTCACCGTTAAACCACTTCTTTTCGGGGTCGTAAAACGCCGAAGGACCTTTCTTAAGCACCAGACCGACTTTTCCCTGCCACTTGTCCTCGTCGCGAGTAGCTCCTGGAATCATAATTCCACCGCTAGTGCGTTCTGGACGAATGTAAATACCTACAAGCACCTGATTGCTAAACAGCTTAAAGTCGCTAATATCGCCAACACTTTCCACAAGATCGATCCGTGGATCTTTCTCGTGCTTCATACGCAGTAAAGATGACATGTTATTTCCCCTGTTAGATGTCTTCTTGCACGGTTTTACGTGCCTCTACCAATAGCTCATCAATGAGAGCTAACCCAGCGGCCATCCCCGCTAGATACTTGTACTGTGCAAAATCGGCGAGACCGCCGTACACCATGTTGTGCTTGATTTGGTCGATATTAGCCTGAATATACTTACGTAACTCAGCCTGAATTCTGTCGTTAAACGTCTGACTCATAAGATTGCCCTCTACAACCCCCTCTGGTGTGAAGGCATTGGGGTAGCCAGCCAGAGGGAACTGACTACCCCCGCCTCTGCAAGGTCGCGTTAGCGTCCGAGAGAACGTTTTGGAGGAGTGGCACCGTACGAGTCTATTTTCTCGATACGGGCGTTACCACCACCAGAACCTGTGGTAATAGGATACGAAGTCCTACCACCGTGTTTACGCCCCATTGGAAGGGGAGGAGGACCACCTGCGCCACCACCCATTGCACCCATCGGTACTGGGAAAGGCATTGGCATACCACCCATTGGCATACCACCCATCGGAGGACCGCCTGCGCCACCCATTGGGGGAGGAACAGGAATTGAACGAGGGGGCATTGTTGGGGGAGGCATGGCACCCGCGCCACCACTAGGAGCGATGTTAATGTGGATGTTAGTCTTTCCACCCTTACCCGCCTTACCGCCCGTAGCCCGTGCAATGCGGTCTCCCTTGGCTTCTGCCGCGCCGCCTTTGGCGTGGTTAGATCGTTTCATAGCATCAGACTTAATCATCTGCTTGATTAACTTACGATCTTCAGTGATGTCTGGATGAGCCGCACCACCGCTCTTCATACCGTCTAGATCAGACGAACCACCATGTTTAAAACCTATCGCCTTAGACAAACGCGACGACACACCGCCCCTTGATGGAATAAGACCTGAAGGAACACCAGCGCGGTTAGAAGACTCCATCTGCTTCAACATGGCGGCGCGAGGATCACCAGTCATACCGCCATGTTCTTTTTTGGTGCGACCACCACGATTCTTGTCGTCTTTGTCACGCATAGAATTTAATGCCATTGGGATCAAGCCGCCCATAGGGCCGCCAAGTATACCACCAATCTTCTTCTTTGTACGGCCACCAGCCTTTAGATTAGAGTAACCTGTCTCTTTAGCGGTGTTTTCGTACTTACGAACGGCTTTACGCAATGAATCGTCGTTGTGCTGGCTGTCGGACCTGTAATTCATGCCCTGATCAACGCTATCGCGACGATCTTTTTCATACTCGGTGCGCTCCGAACGCATACCACCGTTGGCCTTATGAATGCGACCGCCCTTTTTCAACGCACCGACGGGGTGACGATTAGCACCTTCGCGGGACTTATTAGCTTCTTTAACACTACGATTAACCAGTGTGTCGGCAGAAAGGGCTTTACCACCATGTTGGCGCGGCTTCTTACCAGCATGCTGGTGCGCTTTGGTGCCTTCCGAGTGCGCCACTTTTCCACCGCGCTTAAATGCGCGCTTAGAAATAGGCCGCAAACCAGTCTTAACTTCGGGGTTCATAAAATCGGGCGGGGTAAAAGTAGACGAATCTACTTTCTCGCGAGGATCGCCACCACTAAGCCTTTTAGCCTTCTCCATCGCGGCTTTCCGCGACGATTTACGAATCATGTCCATGACAAAGGTTCCTTGTATGCTACTAGTTCCTAGGCGATGCAGTAGCGAACATCGTGCCGAAGCATTTTACTACACGGAAGCCTTTTCGTCGAGTTATTTTCTACGGATAACGTCCATAGCTCTATCTACAATTCCACCATCTTCGTAGCCAACATGCCCACCACGCATATATGCCTTTTGCCCTTTGAGGATATGCTCACGCATCTTATCGGTGATAGGCAGGTGGAGCATGTTAGGCAAAGAGTTGGTTTGCATTGTCCCCAGCTTCACATCCTTATCATAACCTTTGGCCAATTTTTGCAACTGTGTCGGCACGATCTTGTCGTAGTAACCCTTCATGCCTCCGCCACCAACAACTAGATCATTTGTTTTTAAAGAATGGACTCCAAGATTATTTGGCTCTGTTGCAAGCAATTTTTTCGCAACTTCTTTACCAACCATTTCTGGTAATTTAGATGGGTCTGTTTTTTGATTGATTGCTGGCTTTCCATTCAAATCAAGAGCCTGCAAATACCCAGTGTATGGGTTATATGCAATTTCTGAAACGGATTTACTCAAATTATACCGCTTGGCCTGTTCTTCGCCAGAAGTAAACACCACACCTTCATAACCGCCTTCTGCGGCTTCCTTCATAACACGCTTCAGCGCAAGGTCGGTCCAACCCTGTGTGCTAGTGACGTAAGGAGCTTTAACTGGCCCTTCGGCTTCCCCCCAATCCAAAAATCGGTTGTCAGGGTGGTTTAATACAAACTTTTTAGCTTCTTCGGGCGTCTTAAAGCTATCAAGAACTTTTCCCGTTTTGGCGTCAAATGCTTGGTATGGTTTTTTAAGGTCATAAAATCCTTTTTCGCGTCCTTCCTGCCCCCAATCGGATTGCAGCTCTTCAACATGCAAAAGTTTCTGGCCGTTCGGACTAGTACGATCAGACATGCGAATATGAGCTAGCACGTTGGGGTCGTCCCAATGGTTGGATAGATACAAGCCTCTATCTGGTGATGACAAATACTGTTTGCGTTGCTCATCAGTCATGCGATCCCAAACTTCTGGGTCAACGTATGATTTTGCGCGGTTTAACTTTTCTTCAGGACTTTCCGCATATTTTAGCAACACTTCACGATAGTTTTCACCGCCAGGAATGGTTCGGTCACTGTATCTAGTTAGCGACCAACTTTCTCTTGACCGAACATAACGGTCTAATATTTCTGGATTTCCACCAATTAAATAGTTTGCGCGTTCTTCGTCATTTGCAAAATCATAAAAACTTGGACGATTATGGAACCCTTCAAAAGAATTTTCAAAAAGATTTTTATCTCCAGCAATTTTTGATGCTGCTTCAGCCATTTGATCGAAAAAAATATCAATATTTTGTTCGCCTGTAAGTATTTTCTCTTCAACCTGCGGCATGCGCTCTCTAAAGTGCTGGGCAAGCTCTTCCTTGGTCACAGATGGGCGACCTGCGAACTTCTCTTCAAACCCTTCTAGCTCGACAGGTTTAACGCCATACTTGTCAAATAACATTGCGCGCATTTGCTCAGGTGTGCCTTTGGCCTGTGGCAAACCCTCAGCCATCTCTGCTGCGTGGCTATATAGACCAACAGGCGACAAGCTACGGGTTGCAGCCTCGACAGGTTTAGGCGCAGCAACGTCCCTTGCTATTGCTCTGGGGGCAGCAAGAACGTCTTTAGCGGCCCCTACAGCGGCTTTTTCACCCGCGCCGACAAATGGGAGTGCACTCAGAGCGGCCATTGACCCCTCTAGAGCGGCCTCGCCATAGTCACCACGACCAGCGGCAGACCCTGCGCGGTACGCGGGGCTAAATCCAAGTATTTCGGCGGGTAAAGCTGCCGCTTCTTGCAGTTTACGAGTACCCTCGTTGCTCATACCGAGCTTGTCCGCTAGCTGTGCGGACCATTTGTCGGTGTAGTCCCTTGGCCCTTGAGGATCCGATGGGCGAATCGTATCAATAGCAGAGGGCGAAGGAAGGGTCATACCCCTGCTTTCGGGCTTTTCTTCGGGCCTATTGGCACCGTTTAATCTACTAAGAACGTAGTTGTAGTCGTCGTCGGGCGCAGGCTGGGGTTCTTCTCGGTTAGAGACATACACGTCTCCCATTGGAGACACCGCTCCCTCATTAGCATACCCACGACGCACCGAGCCGCCCTTGCTAAGCGGTTGAACAGGTGGAACCATATACGACGATGGTATAACAGCGGGTACTGCAGGGGTGAAAGTAGCCCCAGAACCCACTGGCAGATAGCTCATGTCGGGTTTTACGAAGTTAAAGTTGAGCAGAGGCATTTTTTCTTCAACTTCTTTTTCCTCGACTGGTTTTTCTTCGGCAATTGGTTCTGAAACAGCACCATCGTTTCCACCACCACTGCCACCGCCAGGTTCGGTTCCGCCACCCATATCAACGCTATTACTATCGTAAGATGGGTCACCAACGCTGCTCCCTTGATAGTCGCCAGTATCACCACCATTACTATCGTAAGATGGGTCACCAACGCTGCTCCCTTGATAGTCGCCAGTATCACCACCCTCTTCAAAATGCTTGCGCACTTCTCCACCAGCCTTCTTGGCCTCAGCGTCGCCTTTTTGCCATTTTAAGTGCTTCTCTAGCTCGTCGGCGACGTATTTAGAGTCATCAAAAATATCCCCGCCTTCGGCGCGACCCTTGCGATTAAGAACGTCCTTCGCGATCTTCAAATGGTAGCTGGTCATTCTATGGTACCTTGAGGGTTAGGTGCAAGGGCGGGTTCATTAGATTCTAACCGCTGAAGCATGCTAGGATCGATTATCGAATTAGCAATTGCCAGCCCTTGCGGGTTCTGCATAGCCTTTTCGGCAAATCTAACCGCCGCGAGACGTTCACGACTTTCTCTGTCGCGCTTGCGGTTGATGGCGTCGATCACAGAATCCTGCGCTTTAAGGTCCATCTCTTGCTTCTTTTGCCCGATTTCGGCGACTTTGATCTGCTCTTCGACGCTTGGCGGGGCCGACTGGCCCTCTGGACCCATCAGACCACCGCCCGAATTAACCATTGCGCGGGATTCAAGCTCCGCTGCACGTGCTTTGGCAACAATTGCGCGGGACTCGGCGTCCTGCTTCTTGATCTTGATCTCTTCGATGCCCTTCATGATCTCTGGTGGTGGGCCTTTCGACCCGTCCTGAGGTGCCATAAACTGCTCTGGATTATCCCAGCCAGATGCCTTGAGGGCCGCAGTATCCACCGCAACTGGGTCGTAGAGGCTAGGATTGGCCGCTTGCAACTGCTTCAGTGCCATCACCTTCATCAGACGATGCACGTGCGAAGATGTGTTGGGGTCTGCTTGAGGAATAAGATCGCACATGTCGAGTGCTTTTATAAACTCTGCCTGTGACCAAGGGCGCGAAGGACGATCGTTAAACTGCCAGAAGGACTCAGGATTGTCCCTAAAGCACTGTGCAAGTAACTGGAATTCCAATGACTGGGCCGAGTGCATGCGCTTGTGCACCGAACTAAGCACTTTGGTAGCTTGCTCGATCAGTGCGATGGTTGTGCCAACGGGTGCTTCTTGCTTTCCCTCGCCCACGGGCATTTCGGCGGTCCCACCAAGACGCTGGCCATACTGCGACATGTTCTCGGACAGGTTCATAAGGGCCTGAGAAGGCTCTTTGTATGGCAGAGGCATTACCGCTTGGCTGATCGGCATGCCACCCGTCTTAATTAAAGCTCCACCTCCTGGTGGAACACGAAAAATGTTACTATTCTGACGACCACCAGCATCGGCGTACAGGAATCCTGGGAATGACGCGTACATCCCTGCATCAAGCAATTCGCGCCACGCAGCAGTAATTGCGTTTGTCGTGTTACCCAGAATGTGCAGCAGACCGATTGGGTAGAATCCCATGCCTGGAATAAAAATGTAGCACACAAAGTTCTGGCGCGCCACTGGCATGTCCTTGGTAACTTCGTCGTAATTTCTTACTACCGAAAGGACCTGCTTAGACGTTGCATCGACCGTCACGCGATACGGAATAGACAGTCCAGTACGCTTTCCCTTATTCTTATGTTCGTAGCCCTTAATGTCTAATTCGCAGTAACACTCTAAAATCTCGCGATCGCGGTCTTCGGAGTTATCAACGCTTGAAGAGACCCCCTGCACTTGGTCTTTCTGCAATTTAATAGGGTCAAGCTGTGTTGGAGAAGGCGATCCAAGCTCCACGTCGCGGTACACGCCTAGAATCTGCATGCGCTTGACGGTATTTTGGCTCATCATAATACGATGAGTAACGCGCTTGGCACTTTTCAAGGTAGTTGCGTTGTTCGAGACGATTAGATCGTCGGATTCTACCGTCTCCGAGACGGGCCGATTGCGCATCGGACAGAAGTAAACCTTTTTAAATGATATTCCGCTAAACCCTAGCATGAACAACATGCGGTCAGGGTCGGGGTAATACTTGTCGGCGGTGACGGTCGGATAATGGTTAAAGTCCTATTCGAAATGATCCGCAAGCTCTTGATCCCCAGCTGTGGTATCGGTACAG